GTTGGTGAGTGGAAAGATAGACTCATCAATCGCAATCCTGGATGGAATGATGTTCTTCACAAGGCATCCAAAGCACCTGGCTCTTACGTAAAGAAAATCTAATGGCAAGAAGAAAAAGAGGAAATGTAGAGCAACCAATCGGCGTTGGTCTGACGGCAAAACAGATGAAGAGGAGAAAACCTCTGAGTTCTGACTATTTGGTTGATATTGATCCACTTACAGACAATCAAAAGCGTCTTTTTGAATCATATGCGGCAGGTAAACACTTAGTTGCTTATGGTTGTGCTGGAACTGGTAAGACTTTCATTACACTCTACAATGCTCTTGCAGATGTTTTGGATGAATCAACACCTTATGAGAAAATCTATCTGGTTCGCTCATTAGTTGCTACAAGAGAAATTGGATTCTTGCCTGGTTCTCACGAAGATAAGGCAGATATTTACCAGATTCCTTATAAGAATATGGTGAAGTATATGTTCCAGATGCCTTCTGATGCTGACTTTGAGATGCTCTATGGAAATCTTAAGTCACAAGAAACCATTAAGTTCTGGAGTACTTCATTCCTAAGAGGCACTACGCTTGATAATGCTATCATTATTGTTGATGAGTTCCAAAACCTAAACTTCCACGAACTTGATTCAATCATTACTCGTGTTGGTGAGAATACCAAGATTTGTTTCTGTGGCGATGCTTCTCAGTCTGATCTACAAAAAACAAATGAGCGTAATGGTATTGTAGATTTTATGACGGTATTGCGTAAAATGCCATCTTTTGATATAATTGAATTTGGTGTAGATGATATTGTTCGTTCTGGACTTGTCAAGGAATACATTATTGCTAAAATGGAAGCAGGTTTTTGATGTTCAAGCATGTTGATGTGACGCTCCCCGAACTTGAAAGGGAGACTATAGATGGTGTTCGTTATTATAAAGTTCCTACGGAAGAAGAACTTTTAAAACTTGTTTCCATTACTTCTATTACCAGCCATTTTAATCGTGAAATTTTCATCAATTGGCGTAAAAAGGTTGGTGAGGAGGAAGCGGAGAAGATTACTAAGGCAGCTACTTCTCGTGGCACGGATATGCATTCTCTCGTGGAAAATTATCTGGACAATAAAGATCTCCCGTCTGTTGCGCCGATGGCGGATTTTCTGTTTAAAATTGCGAAGACGAATCTAAATCGCATAAATAATATTTACGCCCTTGAAGGGTCCCTATATAGTAAACAACTGGGAATTGCTGGGACAGTTGATTGTATTGCCGAATATGACGGTGAGTTAGCAATAATTGACTTTAAGACTTCCAAAAAACCAAAACCACGCGAGTGGATTGAACACTATTTTGTTCAATGTATGGCTTACGGTTGTATGCTATACGAACTGACTGGTATTTCAGTCAAAAAACTTGTAATCATTATGGCTTGTGAAAATGGAGAATGCGTCGTCTATGAAGAAAGAGACAAATCAAAGTACATCAAACTACTCGGCAAATACATTAGAAAGTTTGTTGGAGATAAACTGGAGCTCTATGGAACCAAATAAAGAACTAGAACAGGCAATAGAAAGTAAATTTTTAACCCCTTCCAAGTTTGCTCTTGAGATTGAGAAAATTGTTGCTGAAGAAAATCTGAATTATATTGATGCTATTTGTCACTATTGCGAAGTCAATAGTCTTGAGGTAGAATCAGTTACGAAACTCATTTCAAAACCTTTAAAAGAAAGACTCAAGTGGGATGCCACTCGTCTTAACTTTATGAAGAAAACATCAAGAGCAAGATTGCCTTTATGATCGTGACACCCTTTGAAACTTATCAACATTATTTGTCACTCAAAAATCATTTCACAAATCCAAAATACGACTTCTTTAAGTACGGTGCGAAGACTCGTGCCAGTATGACATCCTTCAACAAACGCAAGGACAAATACTGGTTTGAGAAGACAAGTCGCAAATACAACGATAAAGAAGTTTTAGATTTTCTAGTATCAAACTTTGTAGCATCAGACAACCCACAGAACTTATGGATTGGAGAAATTATCAGTTCTGGAGAAAGGACTTACGCAGATTGGATGCGGAGACAACAGAGTTTGACTTACTTGTTCAAAGAACAAAGCAACGAATTGTTCTCGGAGACAAAATTAGACGATGCCTTGAACTGTTCCAAAGGTCATCCACCCGTTCTTAAAAAGTTCCTGAGCGGGAAGATTAGCCTGGAAACTCTAGTCATATACGATAAAATATTCCTGTTCGGGAAGATGTTTGATAAGAAACTTCTTGACCCTGTGTGGGAAACCGTCAGCTTAAAAATTAAAAAATATTCTCCATTTCTAAATACAGATGTGTTTCAATTCAAGAAGATTTTAAGGGAAATTATAGATGAGTAACTTTTTTGACTCCGATATTATTCAAGACGAACTGAGAGAAATCAACAAGTTACAAGAGGAAATCTACGGAAGCATTCTGACTTTCGGTATGATGCCCCGTGAGACCAAACTGGAACACATTGAGAAACTTGAGCTCTTGCTAGAAAAGCAGAGAGTGATGTATACTAGGTTGTCCCTTTCAGATGACCCACAAGCGGTTGAGATGAAAGAGAACCTACGCAAATCAGTGGCTCTGATGGGATTCCCACCAGAGACTGATATGCAAGTTTTATTCAGTAGTATGAACAAGACCATTGAGTCTCTCAAGCAATTCATTGACAGGTGACTCAATCTTCGCTATACTATCTAAGTAAATCCCCCGAATCCAAACTATCTGAGGTATCCAAATGTCCTTTTCGGATCTTAAAAAGCAATCCAAACTGGGTAATCTGACCGCTAAACTGGTCAAAGAAGTAGAAAAAATGAATACTAGCAGCGGTTCTAGTGATGACCGTCTGTGGAAACTGGATGTAGATAAAAGCGGTAATGGTTATGCCGTAATCCGTTTCCTGCCTGCTCCCAACGGCGAAGACCTGCCGTTCGTGAAACTCTACAGTCACGCATTCCAAGGTCCTGGTGGTTGGTACATTGAGAACAGTCTTACCACTCTGAATCAGAAGGATCCTGTGTCCGAACTGAACTCTGAACTGTGGAACAACGGCACTGATGCTGGTAAGGAACTGGCACGTAAGCAGAAGCGTAAACTGACCTATGTGAGCAACATCTATGTGGTGAAGGATCCTGCCAACCCCTCCAACGAAGGTAAGGTGTTCCTGTTCAAGTACGGTAAGAAGATCTTTGACAAACTGACTGCTGCGATGCAACCTGAGTTTGAAGATGAGGAAGCAATTGATCCGTTTGACTTCTGGCAGGGTGCTAACTTCAAACTGAAGGCAAAGAATGTTGCTGGTTATCGTAACTATGATTCCAGTGAGTTTGCCCGTCCTGAACCCCTTCTGGACGACGATGACGCAATGGAAGCAATCTGGAAGAAGCAGTATTCGCTTGCTGAACTGGTTGCTGCTGATCAGTTTAAGTCTTATGATGAACTGAAGAAGCGTCTGGACTATGTGCTTGGTTCCAAAGGCACTCCCCGTTATCAAGATCCTGAAGATCTTGATGAAGACAACACTCGTGGTTCTACTCGTGAACTGACCGAAGATCTCCGTGAGGAACTGTCTTCTCTGAAACCCACTCGCCGTCCCGCAGTGGAAGAAGATGAGGATGATGATGCCCTGTCGTACTTCGCCCGTCTTGCTGAGGAGTGAAGACTGATTACTACATTGACCGTGTAAGTAAATCCGAAGCCGCAGAGTTACTTCTGCGGTTTCATTATCTTAAGGACTTTTCTAAATCCTTTAAGAGTGGTTACAACTACGGTTTGTATAAGGGTAATGACTTCTGCCCTTTGAATATTGGTGGTATTCAGGGAGTCTGTGTTTTTACTGGACTCCCTGTTCCAGAAGTCGCACAAGGAGCATTTGGACTTGAACGAAATGATCAACAAGGACTATTTGAACTTTCCCGTCTCTGCATCCATCCAGACACCCAATCTAGTGAGCATAATATCACTTCTTGGTTTGTTTCAAGAGCGATTAGACAGTTACGGAAGGATGCTGAAGTTAAAGCAATCATCTCTTACGCTGATAGTGATTTCCATAGTGGTACAATCTATCGGGCTTGTAACTTTAAATATTGCGGACTCACAGACTCAAAGAAAGATTTCTACTATGCAGACGGAACTAAACACTCTAGAGGCAAAATTAAAGGTGCTGAAGGAGAATGGAAAGACCGCTCCCGCAAGCACCGATATGTGATGGTTTTTGATAAGAACTTAGAGTTATTGTGGTAGTGTAATGTTAGTATTTTGAGTCTGAATCAGAGTGTCTGTAATGTATTCTGAAGACTCTGAATATAACATCTCTCTTCTCATATCATTCAGAAACTGTTGTAGATACGCTGGTTTGAGAAGATAGATGGACCTTTTTTCATCATTCTTTCTGGTTTCATACTCATAGTTTGTAATACCAGTCACAGGACTCAGAGTTTTTGTTCCATCATCTGGATCTGGTATTGTAAAGTTTTGGGTTACAACTTTACCAGCAGGAAGAATCAGGCGGTTGGAAGAATCTTTAACTTCTGTAGTCTCATAGAATCTGATCTTCGTAAGATCATTGCCATATTTGTTCTCGGCATAATTATAAAGTTGATAGTCTGATAGAGGCCACTGATCTCTGACATTGATGATGTTGGCAGTGGTCAGAACAACCCAATCTAGTTCTGGACTTCCATAGATCTCGTCGGCAACGGTATCTGGACGAGCACCATCTTTGATTTGATACTTGTTAAAGATGGTGAATACATTATATAAGTCATCACGAAGTTTAACTCTTCTGAAAAGATTCTTGACAATGACATAATCCTGTGAGGAGTTTTTATCAGGTAAGAAAGACTGATATGCGAGGTCTGGTAATTCTCTAAAGTATCCCATTAGAATCCCACCCCATCTTCAGGTGTTAATTCATTGTAGTCTTGAGCATAAATTGGTTCAAGTTCTTTAAATGTAAGATCCATAATCATAGAAACGGGAGTTCCATCTGAATATGTTGCGTAAATATTTTCTCCTGTATAATTAACACTCATATCAGAAAGAACACATTGTTTAAATTTGTGTAAAAATTTATGATTATCACGTCCCTGTTTATATCTTAGTTCAAAAAAGTTTGGTGTTCCCAAAAATGTACCAGCATCTATAGGTGCCATATGACGTTTAAGGGATCCAATAATTAATTTGACTTGTTTTGCTTCTTTTTCATCTCTTGGAGT